GATACCAGGAAGGAAGGCAACGACCTCATCCTTCAGCCCCTCACGGACAAGAAGGTCCGCGAGATGAGCAACGGGGCGCTACCAGATGCCGGACGCGCTCTGCGAGCAAAGGATGCCAAGGAGGAGCCAGGCGGCATCTTCGACCAGAAGATCACGGGTGGCGTGAAAGGCAAGAAGTGGTCGCACATCCCGCTGCCCGAGCGCATGCCGAACCCGGTGTTCGAAGGGCCCATTGCGGCGCTACTGGGTCTGAACCAGAACAGCTACAGGAGGGTGGTAACGGGTGAGGAGGAGTTAGGGGGCAAGACTGGTCCTCAGGCCATCATTGGGGCACTCAAGGCCGTCGAGCCCAATAAGGTGAAGAAGGAGCTCGAGTCCAAGCTACCAGAGCTCCGCACCAACAAACTCAATGACGCCAACAAGCGGCTCAAGTATCTCCGGGCCATCGAGGGAGCTGGTCTCTCCCCCATCGAGGCCTACACCATGAAGCACCTGCCGGTGCTGCCTCCGGCATTTCGCCCCATCACCATCCTCGATAGCGGAGACATCAACTACGATGATGTGAACCGCCTCTACAATCACATCGGGCAGATAGGCCTCAAGTTCAAGGACTTCGACCCGGCTCTGCCCCCCGAGGAGAAGTTGCCACTACAGGCTTCTCTCTATGATGGCATCAAGGCCATCATGCTGACAGGCCAGGTCCACCACGGCCGGCATCGCAACGCCATCATGCAGACCATATCCGGCTCGGGTGGGGAAGGTGGCCAGCCAAAGGAAGGCTTCTTCCAGGACAAGATCATTGGTCGACGGCAGGACCTGTCGATGCGCGGGGTCATCATCCCCGAGCCGTCTCTCAGCATGGACTATGTGGGCCTGCCGAGGAAGGCTGCAGCGGAAATCTACAAGCCATTCATCGTTCGCCGCTTGGTGCAGATGGGCCAGAAGCCCCTCGATGCCCAGGATATGGTGAGAAAGAACCACCCAGCAGCCCTTGAGGCCCTGGAAGTCGTGCTCAAGGAGCGCCCTATCTGGCTCAAGCGGGACCCTGTCCTCCACAAGTTCGGTGTGCAGGCTTTTCTACCCCGCTTGGTTGAAGGCAAGGCAGTAAAGATCCACCCGCTCTCAACGGCGGGGTACAACGCAGACTTTGACGGCGACAAGATGTCCGCGTTCGTACCAGTGAGCGCGAAGGCTGTGAAGGAAGCCCTCCAGGCGCTTCCTTCCCGCAATCTCTTTAGCCCGACAACCGGGCTGCTCATGTCGAAGCCGACTCAAGAGTCCATGATGGGGCTCTACAAGCTGACGGAGGTCGACAAGAGGACTGCACTAAGGTTCCCCACTGCTGCCGAAGCAGCCCGTGCCGTAAAGGATGGGAAGGTCGGCATGAATGACCTCATCTCCATAGACGACATCAAGGATGACGCCTACTCGGAGATGCTGAAGAGCGCCTCGCCTCCTGTCAGGACAACCGTCGGGCGACTCATGCTGTACCAGTCCCTCCCCGAGCTGGTTCGAGAGTCGAAGCTGCTCTCGGACACTGGTTACTTGCTCGACAAGAAGAATCTCTACGGGCTACTCACTGACGTTGCGAAGAAGTCACCCAGCGACTTTGGAGTGGTGTCTGACAGGTTCAAGGACATCGGTAACGAATTCGCCACCGGCATGTCCATTGGCCTCGATGATTTCCTCTCCGACCACGAATACCGTGACGAAGTACTCCTGGATGCAGCCAAGAAGGAGAAGGAGATACGGGCTAGGACTTCCAGTCCTCAGAAGCGCAAGGAGGAGATCGTCAAGCTCTACGTTTCTGCTGCAGAGAAGATCCACTCAGAGACCAAGAAGAACGCTGACTCCAAGAAGAACCGCATGTACGACTGGGTCCGGTCCGGGGCTAGAGGCAGCTGGTCCCAGTACAAGCAGATGACTGTTGCCCCGATGCTGGTGGCGGACTCGAAGGGCGAGCCAGTTCCCATTCCGATTCCCAAGTCCTACTCCGAGGGCCTCGACATCGGCTCGTACTTCGCGTCGATGCACGGCGCCCGCATGGGTACCATTGGTCGTGTCCAGGGTACCCAGGCTCCTGGCAAGATGTCGAAGCAGCTCATCAACAGCACGATGAGCCAGCTCATTGTGGATGAGGACTGTGGCACACCCAAGGGCGTAGTGCTGGCCACTGACAACCGCGACGTGCTTGACCGCTTTACCGTGCGAGAGATTGACCTGGGCAACAAGGCAGGCCTGGACAAGGGCAAGATCTCTGCAGGTACGCTAGTTACCCCAGATCTGCTCAACCGCTTGAAGAACAACAAGATCAACAAGATCGAGGTGCGCTCGCCTTTGAAGTGTGCCCACGGCAAGGGCCTATGTGCGAAGTGCTACGGCCTGAATGAGGATGGTAATCTACATCCTCGGGGGTCCAACGTTGGTGTCATCGCTGCCCAGGCTCTTGGTGAGCCGGCCACGCAGCTAGCGATGAACGCCTTCCACTGCAATCACGCAGACTCAATTGTCTTCTGCCGGCACAGTGGCGGGTTAATTCTGGCCATGACGATGGAGGAGTTGTTCGAGACCGTCGATTCCGAGATCGAGCACGTCGGAGAAGAAGAGATCAAGCATGTCGCCGGTTGGGAGGTGCTTGATGGAGACAGGTGGACGGAAGTTGTTGCTCTACGCAGACACTGTGTCTCTCGGCCGATGCGGATGCTCAGTGCTGGGGGAAGGGTGACCATTTGCCAGGACAATCATCCAGTGGCGGCTCGCCCCAATCTGGTTTCTTGTTCTGGCTGCGGTTACCATCGGCTCAAGAAGCCACGCCCAGCCAGCAATAGCCGGCGTGTGCACTGCCCCAGGTGTGGCCTCCGTCAGGCCCCACCTGCCAGGATGTTTGGGGAACTGGGTTTCGCTCCTCCCGTAGAACTGGAGCCGAAGAAGGTCTTCCTTGAGCTACACGGTGTGGAGGTTCGAGGGGACCAGGCCTTGAATCTTGCCTTTGACCCTTACGTCGTCGGCATGTTCTTGGCTGAAGGGAATGTGACGTTCAAGAGATCCTACTCAGACCAAGCGGAAAAACATCCATACGCCGTCTGCTTCTCCCAGCTTCCAGGAGCAGTACGAGATCGGTTGCTTCAGCACTTGCCTAAAGAGTGGAGCCCCAAGGTTCATGACCGAGACGTTGTGGTGAACAGCTTGGAGCTTGGAGAGAAGTTCCACGCCCTGTTCGGGAGGTACTCGTTCAACAAGGCCCTGCCGCCTACCTTCTTGCACTTCACCTCTGAGTGGCTGAGGCACTTCTTGGCGGGTCTTATCGACGGTGATGGGCACATTCAGCATCACCGCAACGGCCCCGACTCTATCAGGATCGATACGACCAGTTTTGCTCTGGTCCAACAGGTCGTCTTTATCTGTGACAGGCTAGGTATCAAGTCGGCCATCGTTGCCACTTCCACGCGTAGCCTCACCCGGCATCAAGGATTCAAGGTAAGTCTGACCATGACGACCGAAGCTCGGGCCTTGCTGTCCGAGTCGGTGAAAGTGTCAGAGGTAGTGCTGTTCAGCCCATCAAAGGGGCCCACCTACGGTTGTCATAGCCTCAAGCTGCTCACTCTGAACAGAGAGGTGCTCTACACGAAGAAGTACGTGTACGACGCGACCACAAAAACGGGCACCTTGGTGGCGAGCGGCATCCAAAGCCACAACACAGGTGGTGTCGTGGGTGCGAAGGGTACTAGCGCCACGGGTCTCTTCAACCGTCTCGAGCAGCTCCTGAACGTACCCAAGAAGCTGCCTGGCGCCGCCACCCTAGCTGATATAGACGGCAAAGTAGGGGCCATCGATAAGGACCCGGCTGGTGGCTGGCGTGTACACGTGGGGGACACTAGCCACTACATCCCTGCCACGCGTGTCCTGACTGTGAAGAAAGGCGACGAGGTAAAGATGGGTGACGCTCTCTCTGATGGGCCGAAGAACCCCAGGGAGATGCTGGCGCGTACTAACATGAACGCTGTCCAGCAGTACCTCACGGACGAAATCTGGAACGCCTACAAGGATGAGGGCCCAGTGCGCCGGCGCAATGTCGAGACATTTGTGCGCGCCATGACCAACCTCAGCGAGGTCTCGGACCCAGGTGCCCACGACACTCTGATGCGGGGGGATCACACCGCCACGTCCGAGATTGTAGCGTTCAACCGTAATCTCAAGTCCAGTCAGAAGCCCGTCCAGTACAAGCCACTCCTCCAGGGCGTCAACATGCTGCCACTCGAGCTCCAGACAGACTGGCTTGCCCGGTTGCAGCACAAGAATCTGAAGGACACTATCCTCGACGCTGCTGCCGAGGGATGGAAGTCTGTGCTACACAGCACCCACCCAATCCCCAGTATGGCGTATGGCAAGGAGTTCGGGCTGGGCACGGAGAAGGAGCCCTGGCTGTACTAGGGGGGGTAACGATGTCCCTGAACCCACTTGGCAACATGGGAATCTCGGGGCGGGCACCCCAGCCCACCAGTATGTCCGAAAGCGAGTTCAAGCCTGCTACTGTCGAGACATGCCGCATCATCAATGTGAACATCGAGAGCTGGTCGGTCGACTGCATCTCCGACCTGGGCAACAAGAGGTTCTTCGATCTGCAGGTGATGTCCCCCTACTTCCACTTCGTAAATGGGGAAGGCATCTATGCACAGCCAGAACTGGGAGCATTGTGCTGGGTCTGCGTGCCCAGTGGTGGCCGGTTTGCCGCGCCCTTCGTTCTTGGGTACCAGTCTGCTCATGATCAGGACCTCGACAGCTTCCAAGGGGGCCGCCAGTCCCTGAACCCTGGTGACATCATGCTTCGCACCAGGGATGAAAACTTCATCATCCTGCGCCGAGGTGGAGTGGTTCAGATAGGGGCGACCCCCACCGCCCAGCGCATCTTCATGCCGATTCGGAACTTCATTCAGGACTTCTGTGAGAACTACGAGCTGCTTACGTTCGGCGGTGAGCTCACTTGGACCACGGAGCGTACTGATGACACGACGACTGCGGACAAAGCCTTCACCAAGTTCTCCTTGAAGGCCAAGGAAAAAGCCAACAACAAGCTCCACATTGCGTCGCTCAGTATCGGTTCCCACGGGGAGACTTCCCCCACTACACTGATGCTGGAAGTCTTCGACAAGGGAGATGACAACGCGAAGGTCATGGTGAGCCTGGTCATCACCAAAGAAGGCAACGTGGCCTGGCAGGGTGAGAAGGGCTACGCCATAGAGTTCAAAGAGAACATCCAGGTCACCTCGAAGGAAGCGGACATTACAATCAAGGCCGAGCAAGGCAATGTCAACGCTCAGGCTAAGATGAATATGACTCTCATCTCAGAAACGGCGGTGGCCAGCTTGATTGGGAAGGTCAAAGCCGAGCTTGTGAGTGAGGTCAAGGCGATGCTCGACGCCCCAATCATGCACCTTGGGAACGGGGCTACCTCCCCCATCGTCAAGGGCGACCAGCTCGTAGCCTTTCTCACTGCACTCATCACCCAGATCTCCCAGTTCAGCTTCATAGGCACCACGGCACCGTTGCCTGGGCCACCTGTACCCGTGATTGCTGCCCCGGCTGTAGCAGCTCTTATCGGACAGCTTCCAACCCTGCTGTCTGTGAACTCGTTCACGAAGTAGAGGAGATTCCATGTCCACTGAAGCTCTCTTCCTCGACTCGTCCCTCCAGTTTGAGGGCGCCGAGAAGTTTGCCGGCATGCTGACCCGCCTGGGTGACAACGTCGACAACTGGCATCAGGAGATCATGCAGGAGGCTTACAAGCAGCTCCCGTATCTGAGCCAGTACGACTCCCACGTCATCCTGGACAAGGTTGATGAGGAGCGCGGCTTTGCCTTCGGGTCCATCGAGGTGCGCCCCAAGACGGCGATGACCGTAGAGGAGATGCAGACCTCTGGGATGGACAAGGTCCACATCCCGCTCATCGTCAAGGAGCAGATGCTCAGCCCCCTCGACGTCTTCCTGAGTGGCAAGAAGTACTTCCACCTGACCGAGAACCGGCTGCGCGAGATGCTCATGCGGCCCGAAGCCTTTGACGTCGCGAGGCTCCGGCCCTATGACCCCTCGCTTGTGCAGGACCTGCAGCCACCACTCCGTTCAGGCTTTGGGGGCTTCGGCGCCGGTGGCACGAAGGTCGGGTCGGCAGAAGCCGAGCTCGAGAAGCTTCCCCTCTTGCCCCAGCTCTACGGGCGGGTCAAGGAGAGCCATGCGGAGCGCATGAAGACCGCAATGGCAGACCCTTCCCTCCAGGCCTCGGTCCTGAATGGGCATGAAGGTGTGAAGGCAGCGTTCGCCTCAGCCCAGCGCCTCAACCCATCCAACCCCGAGAAGGTCGCCTCCCTGGTAGCGAGCCGTATCAAGCCTACTGTGGTGCAGATCACCAAGCTCGGGACCAACGAGGCCTTGGTGAAGTGGGCGACCGACGAGATGTTCGCGCCCCAACAGGAACAGGTCCCAATGGACGTGGCCCGTGACCTGATGGGTGACCAGGACATGCAGCAGGAGCTCGAGAACGACGGCTCCGTCACCATGAGCCCGGACTCCGAGGTCAAGCAGACGCTTGAGGCGGAGGAAGTCAAGGTCGCGGATTCGTTTGGCATCTGGAAGGTCCAGGATGCCAATGGAAACACCCTCATCGGCTGGGTCTTCCCCAAGCTGATGACCCTGGACCTGCAGGTGCTGCCGCTCTCGCTCTTCAACAACGGCTCGCAGTTCGCGCTTCAGGAAGCCATTGCTGGGGAGATCGCAGGCAAGTCCACGGACATCCCGAAGGGCATCCCCCGTGGCTACGGGGCGCTCTACTACCTCGACCATGGGACATCCAAGGCCTTCATTCCCATGACCGTGACGAGCACAATGCAGGGGCCCCAGGGCGTGCGCTTCCTGGCGCAGACCGACATGGGCGACCAGGTCACGTTCTCGTTCGGTCAGGGTCTGGTCAAGCCGGTGCGGGTATCCGAGGCGGAGTGGGTGCTGCCCAACTTCCTGAACTGGATGCCTCTGCGGGGCAAGACCGAGCTGGTTTCGGACCCCACCCTGTTCTCGAAGCTGGCAGCCGTGAGCCGCACTGGTACGGTGGACATCGTCGGGGACAAGGACGGGACCTTCAGCTTCCGTGGTCCGGCCATCGCCAAGGTGGCGAGCGACCACACCAAGTTCGTCGACCGCAACAAGGCGATGTTCCTCGGCGTGGCCTTGGGCATGGACCACCGCTTCTGCAAGACCGCACTCGCCCGAGCCCAGAATGGCGAGCGCGTCTCAGTGGCCGGCCTCAAGGTCCTCGGCTCCTTGTCGGAGAAGATGGCCAGCATCCGGGGTCAGCTCAAGAAGGAGCTCTCCGAGCTCGACCCGCCTATCTGCAACTACTTCCTCGCCAAGGAGGCCTCGGTCCTCGACGATGCCCTCACTGCGGACAAGATCCTCGGCCTGGGCTTCCTCAACGCAGAGAACGTGTCGACGTTCGTCGATCTGCTGCCTGCTCTCCAAGCCGCATCGTGCAAGCTGGCCGAACTCCTGATCGCCGTGCGTATCGGTCTCAAGGAGGTGCCTGAAGTGGCCGTGGAGCGCATGCTGGTCGCTCTCGAGGACGTCATTCGTGGGCTCCAGTCCCTGCGACAGAAGGAGTTGCGATTCTCGGAGTGAGGCCTGAATGCGACACCCTTCTGACTACTACGTCCGCTACCTGTTGGCGGCATCTTGGAGTGACCTCGAGCAGCCGCTCACGTTCGAGGCTGTCAACCAGACACTCGACGACATGGGCTTGCCCGAAATGCAGGACAAGCAGTGGGAGTATCTGCTGACGACCTTCCAGGCGCCAGCCGACTTCCTCTTCAACAACGCTCGACACCAGCCGACTGTTGACTTCATGAAGAGAGAGAAGATCTACACCATCTGGGTGTCGAATGAGGATATGAGCCGGGTCCTCCTCGAGATTGTGGGAGACCACAGCAACCGGCTCTACCAGCACGACCTGCACATTCTCATCATGGGAAACGTGCCACCAGAGATCGTTGCGGAGAAGCTCAGCAAGAAGTACTTCCTCACGAAGTCACTGACTCCCAGCATGGTGGAACTCTACCAGCACTACTTCTGGAAGAGGGAGAGCTTGTCCAAGCCGGAGTGGGGCAGGTTCTTGATGGGCGACTTGAACTACCGCTCGAACTACGACGACTACATTGCCCCGCTCATGTGCGGTGAACAGCAGGCGCTGTACCGAGCTGGGCTCAGCCCGAGATACGACTACAAGCAGTCCATCCGGGACATGCACCGCCAGGGAGCATTCCGACTTCAGTACCTGGCGTTCCAGCAGGACGACAAGAGGACCGTGGACCTCTACAACAAGCTCTCAAAAGAGGTACGTTCCTCCTACAACATCCTCTACGGTGAAGGCGGAGGCTACGAGGAGAAGCTGAAGGAAGTTCGTCACTGGATCATGGAGCACCGAGACACGGCAATCCCCGCCATCCACGATCTCGTCGGCTTGGAAGGGTCCTACAGCGGGGATGGCAAGGACGACAAGAAGACAATCAGTGGGGTCGAGCAGCCCAAGCAACTGCAAGAAAAGGGAGACCAAGATGGCCGGGATGAAGATGCCTGAGTGGTACACCGAAGCAAAGGAGAAGATGGCTGATGTGCTTGCCGAGCCACCGCCTCCGATGTCAGCGCCCCTAGAGATGGAGAGGGTCACAGACCTCCCCTTCCTCTTCGCGGAGTACAACGTGAAGAAAGGGGATGTGCTGCTTCATCTCTTCCCAAGAGACGGCTCCAACGACCAGTGGACTGATGGGCACTACATCAATCGCTGCCGAGGCTGCCGCTCTGAGGTGCCGATGCCAAGGACTCAGCGAGAGCTGAGGCCCTGCCCAAGGTGCGGTCACACTGGGCTGGTCTACATTCCTGGTCGTTCGGAAGAGGCCTCGAAGGTAGCTTTCCCCGCCAACGCTCGAGACCTCATCAAGAAAGCCGTCGATGCTGTCTGGATGGGAGACGTTGCCATCGAGCTTGTCCCGGAGCTCCGGGCCTACGTCGTGCAGATTCAGGGCGCCAAGGGCACTGCCAACACGGTAGGGACTGAGAAGTTCGTTCAGCAGATCTGCACTGTGCTGAACACCTACCTCACGCCGGCCAACTGAGGTGATTCTGGATGGGACGGCTCAGCAAGATTGCAGCGCGGGTCACCGCGGCTGAGCGCGCCTACTACCAGGAAGGCGACTTGGGCCCAGGAGCGCCTGATCGGACGATTTCTTCGCTACCAAAAATCAAGGTGCCCCAGGTCTGGGAGTTCTCAGCCCACCCACACCTTGCTGAGCGGGCAGGCCCGCATATCGACCTGCGCTTGGGCAACCCCGAGACCGGCGTTGCGCACTCGTTCGTCCTGCCAAAGCGTACGGAGCTACCCGGACCTGGCCAGTCCGCACTCGTGGTGCCGACGTTCGACCACACCATCCCGTACATGGACTACACGGGCCCAATCTCAACTGAGTATGGCAAAGGCAAGGTCGAGAAGGGCCGCAGGACCCAAGCCGACGTCTATCATGCAACCCCCGACGATAAGCCAGGCACCAAGCTGCGCTTCAACCTCTATGACGGGCTCAGCCCCGAAGAGTACGCCATCATCCGCCTCGACCGGGGGTGGCGCATCGTCAACAAGACCCTGACTCGGGAGCGCCGCCCGGACCTGCCAGCGGACAAGCCCAAGTACAAGGAGCTGGACGTCTCGAAGGTGGACTCTACGACTCCCGGCCAGGTGATGATGCCCAAGCTCGACGGGGCGCATGGCATCATCGACTTGCAGGCAGGCCGAGCCCCTAGGGTGTTCTCCTACCGCACGGCTAAAAAAGCGCCGACCGGCCTCATCGAGCACACCCACAAGCTGCCTGACCTCCTCAAGGACAAGGTGCCGAAGTCCCTGGATGACACCATCCTGCGAGGTGAGATCCTCGCGGTCGACCAGAAGGGCAAGGCCCTGCCGGCAGAGACCATTGGGGGTCTACTGAACACCAAGGTTTGGAACAGCCGGGCCAAGCAGGAGGAGCTTGGGGCTCGGCTGCACGCCTTCTCGTTCGACGTGGTGAAGTACAAAGGCAAGCCCATGGCGGATGCGCCCTTCAGTGAGAAGCTGAAGGTGCTGAAGCAAGTCGAGAAGGAGATAGGTGACCTCTGGCTGCCCGAGATCGCGACCACCCCGAAGGAGAAGTCGAAGCTCCTGCAGCGCATTGAGCAGGGCAAGCACCCCCTCACTCGCGAGGGCGTGGTGTTGGTAAAGCCCGAGGTGCCGGGTTCCACCACCAAGGCCAAGTTCGCGCCCGACTTTGATGTGGTAGTCCGAGACGTCCACCCAGCGGTCAGTGGAAAGACTGGCGAGCCCCACGATCGCGCCGGTTCCATCAGCTACTCCTGGACCGGGAAGGGGCCCATCGTCGGGCAGCTTGGGGGCTTCTCACACGACCTCGGCAAGGACATGCTGAAGAACCCCGACAAGTACATAGGGCGAGCGGCTAAGGTGAAAGCCACCAAGGTGTTCGCCGGCGAACGGGGAGAACCGGGAGCTCTCTTCCAGCCCAGATTCAAGGAGTGGCACTTGGAAAAGGGCGACATTGAGAAGGCAGCAGGGGTTGTCGACGTCACCACGCACGACAGTAGCGGCACTGAGCACATCAAGCCCTTCTCCTTCGTCAACCGCGTAGAGGGTAGCAAGCCTCCGGCTCTTGGCATCACCATGCTCAAGCCAGGCGGCAGGACTCTGGCAAACGTCAAGGCTACTGGAGAACTGAAAGTTGATGGGAAACCCCTCAAGGTGACCAAGATCCAGGATGCTGAAGTCGTCTTCGCAAGCGAGGGTGACACCGAGAAAGCAGCCTTCCTGGACGAGCTCAGAAAGATTGCTGCGCTTCAGCCGGAGGAAGTAGGTGAAGTAGAGATCACGCAAGACCCAGACGAGTTCACCTCCAAGCTGCAGCCTGGCGATGTTATCGTAACGAGGGGCAACCGCCGGCTCAGCAGGATCATCTCGTTGGTCCAACGGGTCAAGGGACTGCCAAAAGAGCGAGCTATGTGGACTCACTCTGGTCTCTACCTTGGTGATGGCAAGATGCGGCATGCGCACCTTCCCATTATCGGCAGGGGCATGGGTATGGGCGGCTCTAAGGTTCGGGATCACCGAATCGAGGCCGTCCACAACCTGGGGGTGGACTTCCTGGCGTTGAGACCTGAAGTGCCAGAAGAGGAGCGCGGTGAGGCAATCACTCGTTCCAACGACCTTCTGGGTAAGAAGTTCAGTACGTGGGCACTGACTCGTGCTGGCTTCTTGCCGAAGATGGAGTGGAAGAGCAAGGAGCTGAAGGAGAAGAATCTGCCTGAGAATGTCATCTGCACGTCTGTGGTGGGCTACAGCTACCCCAAGGTGCAGTTTGGCCCACCTATGAGGTCCATCCACAACCTGATGCCGGCAGAGGTAGCGGGAAGTCCAAAGCTTGCGCCTGTTGCCGCCCTGAGCGCAAAGTCCAAGTCGAAGATGGGGTAGCTACGAGTAGGTGATCTATGCCTTTCAAGAGCGAGGCGCAGCGACGATGGGTGTACGCCAAGCACCCAGAGATGGCCAAGCGCTGGCAGGAGCACACGCCCAAGGACAAGCTACCCGAGAAGGTGAAGCATGCCGCGTTTCTCGATGAACTAACTAAGATTGCAGACCTTGCCGGCCTGGTTCTCAGTCAGCTCGCCAGGCGAGAGGCGGCTCCTCCAGTCACCAAAGCCCTCAGTGACGTGGAGGAGTCCATCGCAGAGAAGTGGCGAAGATTCAGTACTCCAAGTCTAGGAATCTGAAGTCACCATTAGGAGAGTCCTTCCAGACCTCCTCCCATTCCTTCCAGGAAGGCCGTGTCTTATCAATGCGGTCTCCAAAGCGGTGCCAGATCTTCTTGAGGAACAGACCCCGGTGATAGGAGCTAGGGCCCAGTCGGCAAAGTGCTTCTACGTGCTCCTCCGAGCCATAGCCCCTATTCTTCTCCCAGTGGTAGGACGGCCAGTGCCTGCTCATTCCGTCCATCTCCAGATCTCGCACTACCTTTGCCACGATGCTGGCAGCCCCTATCTGCCAGACCAAGGCATCGCCTCGGGCAATACCTTCCTGTTCGCCGGCGAACCCCCTCAGGTGCTTGTCCCCGTCTATCTTCAGGATGTTGATGTTCTCTTCAGGAGCTCCTTCCAGCGCGTCGAGACAAGCTCTCCGCCAAGCCTCTTCCAGCCCTAGCAGGTCAATGACAGACGGGTGGGCCCAGCCAATGCCGAAGAAGCTTGCTTCCTGCATGATGATGGGCGCGAGCTCAGCTCTCTTGCTGGACGACAGCTTCTTGGAGTCTCCTACTCCCTTTACTGGTGTGGCGTTGGTGGGGAAGACAACTACTACAGCGCAAATCGGCCCGGCTAAGGCCCCCATGCCGACTTCATCTAGGCCTGCGCACAAACCTCTGGTCTCCCTTGAACTTCCCGGTCTTTGCATCCCGACTCCATGTCCGTGTTTGGGTGAGCACTTCGGCCTGAATCCAACCATCGTGGATGTCGATGATCGGTACGTCGCAACTGAACTCCTGTGCCCAGGCTCGGAGATATGCTCGAAGGGGCTCTCTTGTGTCTTTCCCCAAGGGGTGCAGGAGTGTAATCTTCAGGATGAACCGCAACGGGTCGACTGTCGGGTAGACTTGGAACTGTGAGCGGATGACGTCATCGCCGACAGCGGAAAGGATGCCAAGTCTGGCGTGCTCAACCCACTGTAGTCGTTGACGGGCTAGTCTTTCCTTCGAGGTCACAACACTCTTATACCAGGAAGGTCCGACGCTTGTGATGGGGAACGGTGCGATGGCTGAGCTGGTTCCAAGATCTGAGAATCCCGATGATCGACCATCCTCGATCTTTGAGTCGGACCCGGACCCTTACGATAACCCCCTCGCGCTTAAGACCCTTCGCGCCAACGAGGAGCTCGAGGCCTCGGAGTTGACCCGCGTCGGCCCCATGGCAGCCACGCCGTCGGAGTTCGTAACTGGCGCGCTGAGGATTCCAACCAAGGGCAAGCTAGACAACTTCAGCTTCAAGGGCCGCGAGTACCTCAAGGCCATCTACGACAGCTCAGCTAGGCGACGCCTTCTGGTTGCCGGGAGACAGGTCGAGAAAACCGTCTGGGTTGACGCGCTGGTGAGCCGGGCCGATGGGGCCTTGGCCCCCGCGGGGGACATCAGGGTCGGGGACGAGCTGGCCACGATGTCCAACGACGGCGTGACCATGACTCACGGGATCGTGAGCTGGGTCTCCAAGCGGTACACGAAGCCATGCGTGCGCATCACGACCCGCCAGGGACACGTGGTTGAGGTTGCCCTGACCCACCCAATGCGTCTGTGGGACCAGTGGGTGGAGGTCGGCAACCTCAAGGTCGGGGACCGTCTAGCCGCGGTGAGAAGAGCAGGGGTCTTCACGGGCGTTGTGAAGATGCCGGACGAGCGCGTACGACTGACCGCGTATCTCCTTGGAGACGGGTGCCTCCTTCAGCAAGTAGGCTTCACGTCCTTGCCGGGCAAGAAGATGACGGAGTTCCTTGCCGATCTCAAAAAGGTTGGCGGGTCAGCGAAGGTGTACGCGAAGAAGGACACCAAGGCGCTAGCTGCACGCCTGCATGTTGGCCCAGTCCACCAGTGGCTAGAGCAGGATGGGCTTCGCGGCCACAAGTCGGCTACCAAGTTCATCCCGGCTTGGGTCTTCGGCCTATCTCGGAAACAGACCGCCCTTTTCCTGAACCGTCTGTGGTCAACGGACGGCCATGTCAAGAAGAACGGACCTTCGAAGTACTCCATCGAGTACTGCTCCATCTCCAAGCGGCTCATCAAGGACGTCCAGGCACTACTCTGGAAGTTCGGTATCCCCTCCAAGATTCGGGAGAACTGGCCCAACATCTACAAGCGTCGTGGTGAGAAGAAACTCGCCTACATCCTACGGGTGGAGACGCAGGAGGGCGTGCGCCGCTTCCTCCAGGACGTGGGGGCCTTCACCAAGTCCGAGAAGATCAAGCTGCCGGCTCTTGGGTCGAACAACAACCGGGACACCTACCCCAAGGAAGTCAACGGGCTCATCGGCAGAATCCTCGCGTCGCGCGGGAAGGACGACTGGCGCGAGAACCGGGAGGGTGGCAGCCTCCATCTAGCCGACTTGCGGCGTACGATGAAGTACGCGCCGACGCGAAAGAAGCTCATCACCTATCTCCAGTTCTTCCAGAGTCACCCAGGCTTCAACAAGGGACTGGTCGACGAGTTGGCCCTCCGTGTCCGGACGAGCGACCTGTACTGGGATGAGATCATCTCCATTAGGGCTCTTGGGCTCCAGACCTGTGTCGACTTCGAGGTTGGGGGTACTCACAATTTCATCGCGGAGGGGTTGGTCACCCACAACAGCACCCTCCTTGGCAACATTCTTCTGGCCTATTCCCAGATCAACCCGTACTTCCGGACTCTTTACGTCTCCCCCTCGAACCAGCAAACGAAGGTCTTCAGCCGCGACCGTGTCTCGGAGCCCATCGAGCTCTCCCCACTCCTGCAGCAGACTACCAACAGCAAGCTGCTAAAGAACGTCCTCGAGAAGAGGTTCGTCAACCGCTCCCAGATCACGTTGCGCTTTGCCTTCCTCAATGCCGACCGCGCCCGAGGGATTCCCGCGGATCTCGTCGAGATCGACGAGTTCCAGGACATCCTTTTGGACAACGTACCTGTCATCGAGGAGTGTGCGTCCCACTCTGACTTCAAGTACTTCATCTACTCGGGCACGCCAAAGTCCCTGGACAACTCCATCGAATACTACTGGACGCGCTTCTCGACCCAGAACGAGTGGTCAGTTCCCTGCAAGAGGCATGGTAGCCCGAAGAAGCCTGGTTCCTGGCACTGGAACATCCTCGATGAGGAGAACATCGGGGAGCAATCTCTCATCTGCAACAAGTGCGGGAAGCAGATACGGGCAGACGACCCCGATGCCCGCTGGGTGGCGCTGAACCCGCACCCGAACGTGGAGAAGCCATTCGAGGGATTCCGCATCCCACAGCTCATGGTTCCCTGGATCGACTGGTCGGACATCAAGAACAAGCAGCGGGTCTACAGCCGGGCCAAGTTCTACAACGAGGTGCTCGGGCGCAGCTACGACGCAGGTACACGCCCACTTACCCGCCGTGACGTACAGCGTAACTGCTGGGACGAGCTCTCGATGAGGTACTACCGGGAGATCCTCCAGTACAGCAGCTCATACCCTATCTACATGGGCATTGACTGGGGCAGCGCTGAGTCGAGCTATACCGTAGTGACTCTGGGTGGATACCTGCCCTTCGCTCCTGACCGCTACACCGTCTTCTATTGGCATCGTTTCGAGGGTGTGGAGTCCGAACCGAGAAAGCAGCTCGAGATCATTCGCAAGCTGGTCGTCGACTTCAACGTGCAGAAGATTGGGGCCGACTATGGTGGTGGCCACTGGCCCAACGACGAGCTGACCCGAGACTTCGGCGCCGACAAGGTGAAGAAGTACCAGTGGGTCGGCAACGTGAAGAAGAAGATCAAGTTCGAAGCCCAGATGGGCGTACCCCGGCATCTCTGCCACCGCACAGAGGTCATGTCCGACATCTTCAACGCCATCAAGCGAGGAAACGTCTTCTGGTTCCCCAGGTGGGAGGAGTTTGAGGACCCCTTTGCCGCGGACATGCTGAACATCTACTCGGAGTACAACGACCGCCTCAGGATGAACATCTACAAGGCAGCTCCGAGTCACCCTGACGACTCGTTCCACTCGCTGGCGTTTGGATTCCTGGCTTCGTTCTACGTACAACCGAGGCCGGATGTTATCTTGCCCACTAAGGAAGTGCAGCGCCAGCAGGGTCTGACGGGAACCGAGGCCGAAGAGGACGACGAGATGGAGGACCTCGATGTTGTCTAGGCCGAGCCAGGGGTTGAAAAGAGATAGGGGTGAAATCGACGAAGGTGCAACTCCAGCCTAGCGCTTACCTTTGGACACCGAAGGGGATAGTGTTCCTGGGTGAGTTTGACCACTTCGTCGGCTTTGAACCATGTCTTCTTGGAACCTTCTACACGCTGAGGAGTGAGCTTCCCGAGCTTCACCAGGTAGAAGACTGTTCTTCGAGATTTCTTCAGGATCGTCTGCGTTGTCACGATATCAATCAATCCTGCTGCGCTGGCTGCGATTCTTCCCACTGTTAAGACCCCATGTTAGGTTGAGGGTACGGTGAACCGCACGGTGCTTGCAAGAGCCGACAGGAGTAGCCGATGAGTGATCTCCCTTTTGGCCTTGAATCCCAGAAGACATTCGCCTCCCTAAGCCCCGCTGATCTCCAGTCTTTGGGGAAGAGAGCCTCAGTAGCTTACTTGGGCGGGGGCATCTCACTGAACGACGCCATCGTCAAGCTTGCCCGTGAGTACCCGAGCATCTCGCCCCACCAAGTCCAGCGCGTCGTTGAGTTTGCCAACCAGGAGACGTTCGCTAAGCTCTTCTCAGACAACGAGAAGTACGCCAGCGACAAGAACGTGGAGTTCAAAGTCGCTGACCCTGGGGACATACTGCTGGAGCTCAACAATGGGGCTCGCCCCACAGTGATGTCAGTGCCCCCGGACGAGTATTCCTCAAGCCCCGTGAAGCTCGCCTACTCTAATGTAGAAGCGGACATCGAGCTAGCCCGCATCTTCGGTATCGACCCAGCCCTACCGGGCGCTGAAATGACCGTGAAGTACGCCCAGCACGAAGACGGCAAGTTCGAGGTGCTCGAGAGGATCTTCACGAAGGAAGCCAGCACCGATCCGCTTGACCTCATCCTGTCCGCAGGACAGGAAAAGCGTGGCAACCTGGTCGACGGCATTGCTGCCCAGCCTGCGCCGGCACCACAGCCATCTCCTCAACAGCAGATGCAGCAGATGGCCGGGGGCCAGCCGGGGACCCGCGCTGAGGAGAACGGCAACACCCACAACGATCAGATGCTGGAGTTGCAGCGCGAGATCGAGCTCGCCAAGAAGCGCCAGGAGCTCCAGAAGGTGGAGCAGCAAACCATCGACCAGATGAACCCCCAGGGCCAGCCCGGCGCCGTTCCCGCCCCGCCTCCGCCAATGCCTGGTCCTGGCCCCGATGCAGGCGCCGCTGGGGCCCCCCAAGACCAGATGGCCCAGCAGGGTGGCCCCGTAGAGATGGGCGGGATGCCCCCAGAGCAGATGCCTCCAGAACAGATCCCTTCTGCTGCTGGCGCTATCACCGCCCCGCCTGGCGCCGAGGCTACGAAGATGGGGTCGGCTCTCGTCAAGCAGGCGATGGCCCACGTGAAGAGCGGGCGGCCCCACTCAGACCTTCTTCTCAAGGCTGCGGCGGCATCGACTTCCCTTGACTACATCAAGCAGGCCACCGCCCACCGGGGTGAGTACCCCATGGCCAACCCCTGGGGTGAGGTCATCCGGGCCAAGCAGAAACTCGCTACCCTGCTAGAGGACTCCAACTACGCCTGTCACAAGAACACCGAGCTTTGCAAGGAGGCCCAGGCCAACTTTGGGCAGATGCTTGCCCAGCATCTTCACGCGGGTGAGAACTTCGGTGAGGTGAGCCACCTTCTAGCTAGGGTGGACAAGGGTCACCTGAAGGTAGCCCTCTCCTTGGTGATGCCCTATCTCGTCAAGCAGGGGCTCGACCCGGTGAAGGCCAGGGCTGAAGCCATCCAGTACGAGATGGAGAAGGGGGCCAGTGCTCGGGCGCCGAACCTTGGGCATCCGCTAGCCGAGGCCTACGCAACTGTCTGCAAGCTCGCCCATGCCATTCCCGTCTTGTATCTGGCCAGAGACCAGATCAAGGAACGGTACAACCTGGTCGACAAGGCCTTGCAGGAGGCGATGGTCAATGCTTCTGCGCGCTAGTCGAGCTGCCGGTCAGCTCACAAAGGAAGCCATTGTGGGAAGCCTGGCCAGGGGAGCTGGGCGCCTGGCTGTAGGAGTCGGGAAGCACACTCTAGGCGTGGTTGGTCGGAACCCATTGACGGCTGCGGGAACCGCTCTGGTGGGTACTGCTGTCGCACCAGAGATTTCACGGGCTGTACAAAAGTCCCAAGTCGGCTTGTCCGCGCCCTGGCTGCAGGCTGCGAACGCCGGCCAAGTTCCTCACGTCCCTACGTTCTAGCAGGAGCGAACGATGAACCTCGTCGACAAGCTCGCCTCTGAAGGCCACCTTACTGCCCAGCAGGTGGAGCGCATCGGGCGTAATGTCCACGACTTCATGAGCGCCATCGAGAAGGATCCAGCGCTCTACAAAGAAGCCCTGGAGAAGGTCGCAGGACTAGGTGATATCTTGAGGAATGCGTTCTCGCAGAAGAACCTTGAGCATGCGGCAACAAGCGCGGTTCAGTATGCCCCTATCCCAATCCTTGCTGGTCTCAGTGGTGGACTGATGGGCGGGGCAGCGGCTCTGGGGAAAGCCGGGGTGCGCTCGGTCCAGGACATGTACAACAAGAGTCGAGCCTATAAGGACATGCTTGAGGAGAACCCCCAACTCTCTGAGGCTGACCCTGTCCTTACAGAGAAGGCATTCAGCACTCTCTACCGGTTCAACCCTGCCTACGCCAAGGATCCTCTGGTTGCCGGCACGTTCGTGAAGAACGTCATCGATCAAGAGCGCATGGACATCGGTACGGTGAGCAATCTCGTCCAGTCCCACAAGCTCATTCAGGAGGCGAAGGGCAAGGGCCCCACGATGGCCAATTTCTTCATGGAGTCCATGCTGAAGGCGCCGGAGTACGGGATGAAGCAACAGCAGCAGGACTGGAGTGAGGCTGCCCACGACCGCGCCGAAGAAGAGCAAGAGTGGAAGAGGGAGCGGGCAGAACGCGAAAGAACTCAGAATCCATAAGCAATGCTCACTAAGCTCGCCACCTTCCGGGGAGTCTCACCCGCTGGAGAGCCTCTCGTAAGGCTCTTCGAGTCGGGTGCTCCCTTGATCAAGGAAGCCGGTGCGCTGATGCCGGAGATCAAGCAGTGGATGGCAGGCTACAAGGCTGAGAGCGGCAAGCTGGCGATTCTTGTCAACGCAATGGGCTCGTCGGAGTACTGGGGCCAGAACGTCAATGGGGATGTCTTTCCAGAGGCCGCGCTCATACATGACTGCCGCAACCACAAGGACCAAGCACACCCCTACGACGACTTCACGGGCAAGATCATCCCTCCGTATGGGTACTGGACCTTCCTGAGCGCCTTCCCGTTCGTACACCACAGAAACAAGGACCCAAGCCGGGCCTTTGGCCATGTTGCCTTGGCGGCGTGGAACCCAAAGATGCACCGGGTTGAACTTGTCGTCATCATAGACAAGTCCCTGGCCATGCAGCATGGGGCACAGGATGTCGTAGACCGCATAGAAGCTGGAGAATATCCAGACTGCAGCATGGGCTGCAGAGTGCCTTACGACGTATGCTCGGTGTGCCTCAATAAGTCAAAGACACGCAATGACTACTGCTCGTGTGTCAAAGAAATAGGGATGGGGAAGATCCTCGATGACGGCCGTCGCATCGGCGTCATCAACTTCCACCCCCGCTTCTTCGACATCTCATTCGTCTTCATCGGCGCCGACAAGACCGCTAAGGTCATGTGCAAGCTCGGCTCTGGACTCGTAGTGCCCCAAAGTGTCGCTGACGCGGATCTGCTTTACGGCCCAGAAACTGGAATCCCCGAGGAAGGGTTGCTGAAGGCTGCATCATCTACGATTCGGGATATCGGCATCGGCACTGGGGCAGGTAGTTTGGGTGGGGCTTTGGGCTGGGGTGCCATGGAGTTGCTCAAACACCGAGGCAAGCCTCACCCTGGGATGCTCAAAGGCTTGGCGCGAGCTGCGGGCGAATGGGGTATTGCAGGGGGTACCACAACTGGAGTTCTCTCTGCCTTGCAAAAGCGTGGAGGAGCTACTCAAGGTCTGGTGACAGCAGATGTAGAGGAAGCCAGGTTCCCAGACGTGAAGACCGAGAGGAAGAAGCTTGACGAAGCTGTGCTCGAGCGCGTGATGGGGCGCACTGAGGGTGGCAAGGTCATTGACGAGAAGACTGCTGGTCTCAAGGACCTCAAGTCCATCACTCACCTTTTCGAGAACCTAGCCGGCAAGCCACCGAAGGGCCGCATCGGCAAACGTCCAATAAGCGCTGCCAATCTCCTAGGAAAGTCGGCTGCCGAGAGGCCGGATCCTACGGACGATGCGGATACCCGACTTCTGATGGGGCGGGTAGACAATCAGGAAAGCCCGACTGCCATTGGTGACGGCACGGTCCACACGAACATCTTCCACAACGAGGGGGAAGACTCAGCTGGGGTGGACCGTAGCAGTGGGTTTACTGACGCTCCACCGTGGAGACCGAGAGTCGAGCCGTTCAAGAAGCGGCCCAAGGTAGAGACTCTTGCTCCTCAGTCCCCTCATGACTACAGGGTCCAGTGGAGTGGTGACGTAGGTGGTGACAGCACCAATCTGAGCAAGGAGTCATTCGACGTCGAGAGAGCACACAAGAAGCTCGTCGATCGCAAGACGGGTCTCACTGAGACCTTCGAGCGCGCCAAGCACATCAAGATAGGCCCTCCACCAACGCCGAACCGCAGGGAGTACCCATTCACTGGCACCATCGAGTTCAAGGGCCTGACCATCCACGTCGAGAACGCCCCTGGCACCATCCGGAAGGGCAAGACGTGGCAGACCGAGATGAAGCTTCCCTATGGGGAGATTCTTAGTACTCGCGGTACCGATGGGGACAAGCTTGACGTCTACGTAGGCCCCTGGCGCGATGCAGAGAATGCGTACATCGTCCACCAGAACTTCGTCGGCGGCCCCAAGGATGGCCGGTATGACGAAGACAAAGTGATGCTGGGCTTCGAATCTGCTGAGCAGGCCAAGGCGGCCTATCTAGCGCACTACACCAACCCGAAGTTCTTCCGTTCCATCACCGCGATGGCCTTCCCTCTCTTCAAGAGGGCAATCCTCCGAAAGGAAGCGCACGGGGAGAAGCTTGCTTCTGCCTGGAGCAGTGTTGTTGCAGGCTTGGTGATGGAGGATGAACTCCAGGTCAGAGTGCAAGAGGTACCCAGCATGGAAAAGGACGCCGCTGATCTAGAGGAACTCTTCTCTAGCTCTGCAACTGCCCGACGCCGGCAGCGCACCTGGCGGGACAAGGTCACCGGCAGGGAAACAAACGTCACCGGCTCGGGCATGGAGAGCTCGGACAAGGCCAAGACTGCGTCCGTGGATATCGAGACCATGAAGGTGGAACGTGTCCTTCATGGTGGCTGGTCCCTGGAGGACCTGCTGAAGGTTTCGAACGAGACAAAGGCTGCAGCTCACCTGAAGTGGGCTGACATCGTGAAGTGCATCGGCCCCAGCAAGGCGGTAGGTAGGGCAACCCCGCTCCTGTCCCAGAATGAGCCTGACCTACCGGCCGAGGTCCTCAACAAGCTTGGCGCAGATGAAGACTTGAAGAAGGGGCTCGCCACGCCTGCCCTGATGGGTATGATGCTGAAGCCCAAAGAGTTCCAGCGCATCATCCTCATTCACATAGGCAAGTCCGACTTGGCAGACAAGTTGGACAGTGCGGATGAAGTGTTCAAGCCAAGCGAGGAGAGTGCAGCACCCTGCGAACCGCTTGAGCCGGATCACTTTGACGACCACCTTCTCAAGACGCTACTTCCATTCCTGGAAGGGAAGTCGTATACGGGTCCTGTGGTGAGACGCCGGATCATTCGCATCATTGCAATGAAGCCCACTTCTCACCCTGAATCAAAGGAAGTAGATTCTCCTCTTCTATCCAAGGTAGCGTCCGCATACACTTGGTACAGAAAAGAGGTCATGAAGTTGGCGAGAGCACTACCAGCAACCGTGACAAGTCACCCGGAGCTCCATGCCAGGACTCTTGGTGTCAGTACGGAAGACCTCTTCAGCAAGACCGCTGCAGGTGAGCACGCACTCAGTCCTCGCTCAGTAGCGATTCTGTTGGGGACGGTTCCTCTCTCACTTCTCTATGCGGCGCACAAGCGCCAACAGATGGAGAAAGGCGAGGACATTGGTCTGCTGGCGGCTCTCATTGCAGAACACCCCTGGCTCACTTCCATGGGTGTCGTGACTGGACTGGGCGCGCTTCTTCGCGGTCCCAGGGCTCGTCAGGCTGTCGATGAAGCGTTCGCAGCCGGCGACCGCAACTGGCGTGGGAAGCAGTTACCAGCAAGTGCGTAGGGCAGGCGAGGCGATGAGAGGACACTCATCCTTGATGATTTGCCTGAGAGCCTGAGAGGAAAGCTCAAAAGAACCCATCAAGGAGGACAAGCAAATGAACGAGTTCCTGGCTGAGATCTACAACACCCGCGAGTCCATCGGGGCTCCGAAGGACAACTCCGACGTCGAGAAGCTCGCCGAGGCGCAGCTCCTGGACGAGACGCTCCGGGCCGAGGGCATCGACATCGACAAGCTCCCTGGCGAGACCATCCTCAAGCTGGCCCACCAGCTCCTGGGTGCCGACAGTGCGCTCGTGAAGTCCGCCCAAGCGGAAGCCTACCAGGGCAAGGAGACCCCGGCGGAAGAGGCCAAGGAGGAAGAGGCCAAGGAAGAGAAGGGGGAGGAGAAGCCGGAAGGTGAGAAGTCCGCCTCCGAAGAGACCTTCGAGGAGAAGGTTGCCCAAGCCGACTTCCTAGGCCGCGTCATGGCCCACAGCTACTGGAACGAGAAGAGCACCATCGAGAAGAATGCCGCGATGCCTGAGGCCTTCAAGAAGCAGATCAAGAAGGGCGACAAGAAGGAGCCACCGAAGGGTGGCAAGCCCCCCTTCCTTGCCAAGAAGGCGTCTGCCGACGACAAGGCCCGTCCGTCCGTCATCGACATCCTGGCCGAGAAGCGCGCGTCGGAGTGGGCCACGGCCCATGGGCTGGTCAAGACCGAGCAGCCCGCCAAGCCAACCGATGAGGAGAAGCTCGCCGCTGCCGTCGACAAGCGTGCCTTCGAGATGCTGACTGCTGCTGGCATCGACGTGAACGCCGTAGAGGCCGCGGCCCAGAAGTAGGTCGAGGACGAGCATGGAGAGTCGGATGCTGGCTTCTTTCACCGATGAGCTTCAGAAGATCGCCGAGGGCAACGCGGCTGAGCCCGTGAAGCCTCTCGTCGGTGGTCTGGGGTCCAACGTGGTGGGGAAGCCGCTTCCGACCTCCGGTCTTCCGAAGGGCAACGTATCGCTCTCGGCAAAGCCAGCTCGACCCACGAACTACACCATGGTCCACTCGAACGCGCCAATGGCGGCTTTTGATGGCGGTGCTGCTGTGAAGTCAGTGCCTCCGCCGCTCGTGGAAACCTAAGGAGAACGAGAATGAATACGTCGGTCTTCGAAATGGTCCACCAGGTGCTTGGCGATGCCAAGGAGAAGCTCGCTCGCGATGCTTCCCAAGGTGTCGAAAAGAAGGCGGCGGTGCAGTCGCAGCCCTCCAAGACCCACGGTGGCACTCTCAGCAACGAGTACCTCGACAAGCTGTCCGCTGCCTGCGATCACCTCGCCGGCAACCTCCACCTCGTGGTCGACAATCGGACCCCGCAGGAGAAGCTGGCGGAGTACGCCGAGATCAACCGTGCCTTGATGAAGAAGGCGTTCGAGGGCGGTGACAAGGCTCACCAGTCCACTGAGGCGAATGAGGACTCCAAGTCCCCACACGCCGTCTCACTGGACGAATCGGGTACCGGTGTGGGTGGCACAACATCCATTCCGTCTACACCGGCGCTGACGCCAGGTGCCAACCCTGCGGAGGCCAGTGGGCAGGGTGAAGCGACCCCAGCCAACAAGCCCCCGGCGACCACGGCTCCCACCGAGAAGCCAAATCCTGAGGACGCCTCCAATGCCATGGAGACGAACAAGGGCATGATGATGCCGACACAGCCTGACGACCTCCTGAAGCAGGAGGGAGGCAGCGAGGCGAACGGCAAGACGGCGGCGGCCCGAGCCCAGCGCACACTCACCAAGACGAGCGCCAAGGGCCAGAAGGAGCTGCAGCAGAAGGTTGCCCAGGCCAAGCGTCACAAGGTGCTGATGGCCAAGGCAGCCCAGGCAGGCCTCCCCCCAAAGGTGGCTGCAAGCCTCCTCCGGAAGATGGCTGAGCCTGACAGCGAAGACATGGACGGCAGCCAGATCTCGGCGGGGACCGACCCGCAGCTGCAATCCGAACCAGGTGTGCCGAGTGCGCTCTCACAGGGCTCGGAAGCTGGAAGCAACACTCCTCGGGGAAGCGCTCCCACTTCTGGTGAAGGGGGAGGCCGTGAGCTCATCAGCAGCAATGAGGCTGCGATGAACGCAACCAAGGGCCAAGCCAAGCAGCAGAACAAGGGCGCCCTCACCGAGTTGCTGACCGAGCCGATGCAGTCGTCGGCTCATGACGAAACTCTCCAACAGTCGCTGGATAACACCTCCTCTGCGGGTGTGAAGATTTCTGCGGCTCGAGAGCTGCTCAAGAAGATGGCGGCATCCTCTCCCGGCATCCGGAAGAAGGTCGCCATGCTGGTGAAGAAGGCGGAAGGTGAGGCTACCGAGTCGATCGAGCCCCCTCCTGCGGCCCCGATGGCCCCTCCAATGGCCCCTCCGGCGGGGATCCCGCCTGAGGCCGCTGGGGGAGTCGGGGAAGCTGAGGGAGCTGGAGCGATGGAAGCCGCGCTTGCCGCAGTCCTCGCCGGCGTGACACCCGAAGACCTGATGGCGGCTGAGGAGCTCCTGGCAGGAGAGGCCGGGGGTGGTGAGATGCCTGCTGCTGGTGAAGGAGCAGCTCCAGAGGCGGGAGCCGAAGTACCGGAGAAGCTGCAGCAGTTCGGTGGAGCTGGCGGCGCCATGGCCGGTGGCCCTGGCGGCATGGGTGCCGGACCCACCGGATCTCCGGGATCTTCGTCCCCCACGATGGCCTGAGAGGAAAGGAACAGCCATGAACAAGATCAGCTCACAAGACGCGGCTTCCCTCCTCAAGCAGGCTGGGACCGCCATCCGGACCCTGACGAAGGAGCGAAGCGACCTGATGACGAAGATCGCCAGCTTCGAGAAGAGGGAGCGGATGGAGAAGATCGCACGTGACATGGAGGTCAAGGGTCTCTCGTCCGACCTCACCTTCGAGCAGAAGGTGGCGGCTCTCGAGAAGGCCCCGAACCTTGACGTCACCGAGGAAGCCATCAAGCTCGCGGCCCCACAGGGCAGCGGGTTCGGCAGCCTCAGCGATCAACCGACCGGTTCAACGTCTTCCTTCGAGCACTTCATCATGACGGGCGAGGACCCGTCCGAGGCGTGATCGTAGGAGACCCACCAACGCAGAAATCCAACGTGGAGGTAGACCATGGCAGTACAAAACTTCAAGCTCGTGAGCGAGTTCCAGACGATCCAGCGTCGTCCCTTCGAACTCAATGATCCCACCATCCTGAACCCGACGGCAGGAAACCCCCTGCTCGACGGGGAGTTCCTGGAGCTCAACTCGTCCTACAAGATGCTTCGTGGCACCGTGAACCCGGCAGCGGTTCCCTCCTTCGCCTACTTCGCGGAGCGGGGCCGGTACGAGGTGCAGGCGATCCAGAAGGGTCCGTTCCTGTTCCTCGGGCCCTACGAAGCCGACACGCTGATCTTCGACGGCACTGGCATCACCACCGTTGGGCAGAAGCTCGAGGTCAACGACGTCACCATCGGTGCCCTCACCCGCCGAGGCCTGAAGATCTTCACGTCGGGTGTTGTGGTCGGGTATGTCACCCGGCTGCCGGCGAACAACAAGAACTTCCTGCGGTTCATCCACTGCGGCTCCGGAGTCTAGGCGCCTACGAACTGGACCAAGGAACAGGAACTCAAAAGGAAAAAGGAGAAGATCATGAGCATGGTTCAAGCATCCCTCGAGATGTTCAACCAGAGGTTGGACACCCAAGAAGGCAAGGACAAGCTCGCCGAGCTCGGCGGGTCCTGGATCCGCGACCGTCTGCGTGAAGTCGCCTACTCACGGCACGTACTGCCGCCCGAGCAGGTCACCCGCGCTGACTGCCAGCGCTCTGTCAACCACGACACGCTCGTCAAGATCGTGGACGTGGAGCCACAGAGCCGTGCGATGGCGATCACCTTCCGTGACCAGCCCACCGCCAGGTTCATCCGTGCGCCGAAGGCCGAGATCCCCTTCTTCACCATCTCCTCGGAGAAGTTCGAGAAGACGGAGCAGGAGCTCCTGGCCTACGAGATGCCCATCACCAAGGTCATCGAGGACAACTCGGTGAAGGACATCCAGGAGATCGAGGACCGGGAGTTCACCCGGCACATCGAGTCGGCAGTGCAGGCGCTCCAGACCGAGGTCAACTCGACTGGCGTGGCCTACAACGCCACCAACATCCGTGCAGGCAGCGCCCAGGCACAGGTGGTCTCCGTCGTGAAGGGTGAGCTCGCGCTCGCCGCGAACGGCGTGGACTTCCTGGTCCGCCCGGTGCAGCGTCCCGACTTCGTGGAGCTCTTCAAGCTCCTCGACAACAACCGCCTGCGCTCGGAGCGCATGCTGCTGACCGAAGGCGACCACGACGACGTGCTGCAGTGGACGCTCGAGGACTTCGGCTCGAAGATCACGTCCGAGACAGTGGTGGACGGCTACAAGTACAACACCCTGCTCGGCCGCAAGGTCGTGCGGACCGTGAAGACGGACATCCTTCGTCCGGGCAACATCTACATCTTCACCGCGCCGCAGTTCTTCGGGAAGTTCTACATCCTGAACAACACCAAGTTCTACATCGACAAGATCGCGAACGTGATCACGTGGCAGAGCTGGGAAGACATCGGGATGGGCATCGTGAACATCTCGGCGGTTCGCAAGCTCGAGCTCTACCGCGGGTCGGTGAAGCCGGGCGACACGGACACCGGCTTCGCAGCCAAGCTGCCTGCGGCAGAAGAGGACCTCGGTGCGGAGAACAACCGAGTCGATTCAGGTCTACACTACCCGTCTGTTCAGCAGTACTGACAGCGGGGTCAGTACAATGACGGCCCCTGGGTCTGGGTCATCAGACCCCGATCCAGGGGCTTTGTCATGTGACCTTTTCCGGGAGGCCTATGATGGCGCCAGAAGCGAAGACTCGAGAGCTCAACTACATCATGGTTCAGCACATGGGGTACTCCGCTGAGACGCGTACCCTTCGGCATGTGCGAGCTGGACAGCGCAAGCAGCGGTTCATGCTGGAAGACGGCAGGCAGATCCGCGACAAGGGTGAGCGCTTCGATGAGGTGACGTTCGAGGACGTACTCAAGAACCACGAGATCCTGCTCGCTGGTGTCCGCGATGGGGCCATTCGGGTGTGCCGGCCAGATAACCTCGAGCCCTTGACCCTTGACCAGCTGGGCGAGCTCATCAAGCGCTTGGCGAAGGACTTCAAGAAGGACCTCAAGGTCGACGAGACACTGCTAGAGCCTCTGATCGGAAGTGACCTCAAAGACGAGAAGGTCTGGGTCGAGAAGACCACGTCGGCGACAGTTCCGGCTTTGGATGCGCCAGCCCAACCCCCCATCGACACGGCGCCCGCCTCTCCCAAGGTCGAAGAGCCCAAGGCCACTGAGGGCACGGGGCTTCTCGACGACTCCGGCAAGGAAGCCAAACTGGGGCTTCCGGTCCCCGAAGAGCCTGAGGAGAAGGACCCCAAGAAGGACCCCAAGCACTCTGCGAAGAAGGGTCGGAGGTAAGTCATGATGACGCGTGTGTGGAACATCACCAACGACCCGAGCACTGACGTGCCGGCCCAGAATCTTGTGGTTCTCGGCAAGCTGCTCAAGCCTGGTCAATCGATGCAAGTCGACGAGGCCAGGCTGAAGTATGCCCACAAGACCAAGAAGGACATCGAGGCCAAGCTTCTGGCGGTAGGCAAGGCCCCTCCAAGCTATCTCGCGACAGCCGTGATGGCAAAACTGCCGGAGGGAATGGCCCGGAGCTCCATCAGTGGGGCCATCCCCGCACTGGTGTCGGACCTCAAGCCGAAGGCTCCTGCCATAGTCGAGGAACCCAAGAAGAACGAGTCGAAGGAGGAGCTCAAGAAGGAAGAGGCCAAGTGGGGCGGCAAGAAGAGGTAGCTGGTGACCCAGGCCATCGGACAGGAAGGGGCAGTCGCTGGGAAGGTTGAGCTCAACGACCCCCTCATCTCTCAGCTCGCGGAGTATGCACGCCGCTTCATGCGTGACTACCCGGAGCTGAACCGGCTCACGTCAGGGTATGACCACAGCCCTAGGCATCTGA